TATAAATAACGCTACCTTGTGAATAATTAGCAGTACCAGTATAGTCAAATCTAGCCATATGGTAAAATTCAAAATTCAATTGTAAACTATCAGTTGTAGCAGTTGCGACATTGTATTTCTTTTGCTCTAAATATTTAGTTGTATCTACACTAGACGCAGTAGATTGATTCGCTGGATTGAATTGAAAATGAGTATGACCAGACTTAGGAACATATTTTTTAGAATTATAAGTAGTTAAATCTTCACCAAATACTTTCCAAAATGTAGGCTTTTGGTTTGGTGGTGTAGATAATGAAGTCCACTTCGTAAAACGACCATCGTTAATTAAGTTATTTGCTCCAAATTCGTCATTTTGTTGATTATATTTTACTTTAACCCTATTTAATGGTGGGTCAATAGCTAATTCAGTAGATGGAGCTACTAAAATTAATTCAGTAGATGTGCCGTTTGTTCCGGTTATCGTTCTTGTATTTGTTGTGGTGCTTCCAGTTGAATCTACTGTTATAGTGCTTTCTGTTCCACTATTTGCATTAAATTGTCTATAATACATTGTAGTCTCTAAATACTCTTGTGGTCTTAATATAAACCACCTTGCATCGGCTTGATATATATGAGCATTAAACGGCTTTAAAATAGCCTCTATTACATCAAAACAAAAGAAAGGTACTATTACTGCATCTTCTTCGTCTTTGTCTTCTTTCTCTCTATAAATAGAACAGTCAACAAAAATTTGATTAAGCATCGAATCGGTAGTAGTACTATTTATTGAATCCTCGTATATGTTTAAGAACTCCCTAACAATTAATCCCTCTGGTAGCTTATTTAAACACAACCTAATAACCTCAATTAAAGACTTTTGACCAGTATAAATTGGAGTTAAAGTTAAATTAATAGAAGACGCAGCACCCTCTAAAGTGATAACCTTTAATCGTACATAATTAGCCGTAATACTTCCAACGGTAAAAGTTCCTAAACCTTGTATTTCGTTAGTTGTATTACTCCAAACGATGTTATCTGGTGATGTCTGTAAGTTAACAAAATGATTAGCATGGCTACCACTAACACCATCAATTTTTACTTGAAAACCATTAACAGACGCAGCCCTTGTATAAACTGTACCCTCAAAATATGTATTTGCATCCGCTGAACTATCTATTATTTCGTTTTCTGAATCATCAAATCTGACGTGTTTTAAATGACTTAAACCATCTGTAAATTCTAAACTTGCTGAGTATGGTATTTGGTCATATGATTCTGTGTATATTTCGCTTTGATTGTAACCTATAAATTTAGTGGATGCACCTCCGTTAGGGTCTTTAATTAAAAGCACCTTATAATCACCCCAAGCAGCATCTCTAAACTCTTTGTATTGCTCCTCAGTTTCGTTAAATATTTCAAAGGTTAATTTACTACCTAGAATATTATCCAACAAATCACCAGACCTACTTAATTTAACAGAATTACGTTGTATTCCCTCAATCTCAGAAGATGCACCTCCGTATCCCTCCAAATAGATTTCCAGACGATACTCATCACCACCAGTACCACCAGAATAGTCTTTAACTTGGAAAAAGTTTTGATAATATTTTAAAGCGTATGCCATTTATCTACTATATTTTGTCGATTTGCCTTGTCTATTTAATACACCTACCAATGTTGTTCCCTCTATTCTAAATGTAACATTTCCATCCATACCACCGCCCACATTTAACATACCTTGCAGTTTATCTAAAGGTGTTATAACTTCGGGATTGGACTTTGTTGTTCCTCTACCCTCTCCAACGTTTGCAAATACAGAGCCAGTAACCATTCCCCCCTCTGCAAATCCAGTAGCAGAATCTGCCATTGTATTTTTTACAACAGTAGCAGCAGCAATTAAAGCAATACCCCCTCCAATAGCTAAAGCAGCTCCTAATGGCCCGAGAGTTAAAGATGCTTTTAATGATTCTTGTGCTAATCCTAAAGCTATCATTTGAGCACCTAAAGTTTGCATTAAACCAGCCATTGCAGAAATTAAAGCACCTCCAATATCTACTTTATCACCACTTAATGCAGCTCCTAAAGTTTCACCTGCAATATTTGCCATTTGATTTAAACCCGCTGTTATTGTTTCGTTTAAAGCATCACTGGCAGCTTCACCTAAAGAAACCATTGCACCAGTAAATTTACTAGTTGTGTCAGCCTCTATTTCTAATTTTGGAGTAATTGGAACTTGCAGTCCTTTACTCATATCACCTTTTGACATTTCAGTAACCAAACCACTAATGGCAGCCTTTGCAGATTTCATCAACTCCCCACTTCCAACTTTCATAGAGTTAATAGCTTTATAATTTGCCATTTCTAATTGTCTAGCGGCTTTTATTGCTCTTATTTGTTCTTCTGTTAGTTCTTCTGTCTCTTCTGTTTCTTCTTCAGTTGCTTCTGCTACTTCTTTACTTGCAGCGGCTAAATCCTTTTCCTTTTTAGTCCTATCCTTTAAATATTGATTAAATAACAATAAAGCATCTGCCTTATCATCACCTAAAACCTTTGCCCATATATCTTCATATTTTTTGACATCTCCAGCCATTTTGTCTAGTGGTACTTTGTCAAATTCCTTTGTTACATCACTAATATTTTTTCCAAATTCAGTTACCCATGCACCATCTAAAGTCCTTGAAAGTTCTTCGTCGGTGAAATCAGCCATACCACTAAAGGTTTCCTTCCAGATTAAATCCAAATTCTTCAATCCACTAACGGCATCGGTAAAAAACCCTAACAAAGATTTATAAGCATTACCAATAACACTAGTTGCACCATCTAAACTTATTATAAACGAATCCCATGTGTTACCTAGTTTTTCTTGTTTTCCAGCAACAGTATCTGTACGTGTCGCTGCTTGTTCTAAAGCCGAACCGTTTTTCCCTAAACCCCCATTTAATTCATCTAATACGCCTACATTATTTATTAAGGTAGTTAGCCATTTTGCACCCTCAGCATCAGTTAACCCAATTAAATCTTTGTAGGACATTTGAGATGTTGAAAGGTTTTTAATTACATCTATGGCATTAGTTTGGGTTGGGTTAAATTCCTTTTTAGTTACTTTGGCTAATTTAGATAAAACTCCAGCCATTTGAGTACCAGCTTCACTACCAGTTACACCACCTTTTGCAAATGCTTGTAAAAGCACGTTAGCCTCCTCAAAGTTTAACCCCATTCCACGAGCAGTACCACCACCTTTTACCATTGCTTCTGCTAATTGGTCAATAGTTGCTGTTCCTTTTTGTTGAGAAGATGCCAATACATCAATAAAATGTGCTGCTTGGTCTGCTCCTACGCCAAATTGATTCATTGACTTAGTTAAGGCATCGGCAGCGGCTGGAACTTCTAATCCACCTGCTTGTGCTAAAATAACTGCTTGTTTTGTTACCTCTGCTAAAGCAACAGAACTCTTTAATAAATCTGGTTGAGCAGAACCAACTAATTGAAAAGCCTTAGCAATTTCAGCAGCACCTTTTCCAGTTGAATTAGCAACATTTAATACCTCTTTTCTAAAGTCTTTTAAATCTTCTCCAGTTGCTCCAGTTATAGCAGATAAATCTGCCATTGCTTGGTCAAATTCTTTTATTGTTTGTAACCCATCTAAAACCGCTGCTCCGATAGCAGCAAAAGCACCAACACCAACAGTTAGTGGGTTAAACATATTTTTAAGACCAGCACCGAACTTCTGAAAGCTGTTCATGTCTTTTTTAGCCCGTTTTAAGCCTTTTGAAAATTCAGAAGTCTTAATCCCTAAACTTACCCATAAAGCACCACTAGATTTGCCCATTTTAATTTATATCTTGAATACTTCCATCGGCTAATAAATAGCCTCGAAGTTTACCGTTTGTAATTATAGGCTCTTTTCTCTCGAAAAATTCTTTAATTTCTTCGTCTGAATAAAGCTCTTTATCTTTTGCAACATCGAAAGGTAATGGGTAATATTTTTCTAACTTAGCTTTTTTGTATCCTTTCTTAGTTTGAATACCCATATATACCGTATGCCCAACATACCTTAAAAGACGAAGGTTATCTAAATGTAAAGCCTCTTTATATTCTCTTTGCATTTGATAACCCTCGTTCATAAGTATAATATCTCTAGGATATAACTCCCAAAATTCATTTGGCTTTAAATTAAGAAACCCATAAGCACTTTTCTGGATTTCGTACCAATCCCACACACCACTATCGGCATTAGAATCTACTTTTTTTTTCCACCAGAATCAAATACAGCTCCAATTTCTTTAACTATACTTGGTAATAACTCCATTACCTCAGAAGCGTCTGCTATATTGGAAAATTCATCAAAAGAAATTTCATCTTGAATTCCAGCCCAGACAACAGTAAACAAAATACTTATTTGCTGTAACTTACTTTCATCTTGGAAAAGTTGAATAATACCTATTCCAGTTTCTTTCTCAATTTTAAATAACGCTTTGTTATTATATTTAAGATTGAATTTTTTATCTTTTAATTTAATTTCCATATATTATATATTATGTTAACGCTTTATAGTTTAAAGGCCCAGTACCAGTAAATGAAAAACTAAAAGTAGTTGAATCTTCTACGGGTGCATCAGCACTTAATTCTGTTAAATAAGCCGTACCCTCGTGATATTCTGCCGCACTTGTTTCACTTGAAAATCTAATTGTAACCACACCTCTAGATTTCATTAATGCGTATAAATCTGAATAGCCATAAGCTGCATCTAAAGCGAAAAATCCTTCACCCTCACCACTCCACTCTCTAAGCCCTTCAAGGCTCTCAGACCAGCCCCCGCTATCTTTTGAAGTTGCATCACGTAATGAATGTGATGTTGAAACTGAATGCGATGTACACCCAGCAATTTTAGTACCAGCCACGTAGATTCCTAAGTCCGTACCGTTTAATATTGTATCTGCCATTTTTTCTAATTTTTAATATTTACAAATTTAATTATTATTTTCGTCTTTTTTAACTTTTTCCACTTCTATTTTTTCAAGTTTGGATTTGATTTTTTCTTTTCTTAATGGTATTGGCTCACCAAATTTAATTGCAATACCTTTTTTAATTAGTTTTTCAGCTAATTCGTTTGTAAACTCTAAGCATAAACCTTTTTTTTTATTTACACCGTTTAACTTATAGTCTTTAATTAATTCTACTTTCATAACTTTTTTTATATTAAATTATTTTCTATTTTCCAATCACTCGAATCTAGAACCTCTAATATCATACTGTGATTAAAATATTTTCTATTATTTACTTCTATTTTTTCAATACTTAATAATGAATCTGGCTCAATACCCTCAAATTTTAATACACCTAAACTACCATTAACATTTTTTCTAACCGTATATTTTGAAGTTGTTAACACCTCGTTAAAATCTACTTTATCTAAGTCTATTGTATTTATAATTATGTATATATACTTACTCATTATGTAAATATTAATGATTGTACGCTATAATTATCATTTATTTGAGATGTACTCAAGGCAATATCATATACCATGTACGCACCTATTGAGCCACCAAAATTAAACCCATTACCATCAGCATAAGAACCTATATTAAAAGTGCCAGAACCTCCAAAACTTATATTTGCTGGAGTCGTAGAAAATACAGAAATATTATTTAAAAAAACTTCTATATTTGTGTTAGATGTCTTTACAACAGTTAGATTAAACCAAGTATTTAAAGGATGCCAGTTACTACCAAGCTCAGTACCTATAAGAAATAAATACCCAGCATCATAAAATTGCAATGCAGAACCAACACCAGAAGCTGAAGTACCAGCACCTAGCGTTATAGCTCCACCATTAGAACCAATATCTTGTAAATATTCATAACTATAACTATCTTTTTTTATCCAAAAATTCCAAGTAGCACTATCTGTTGCTCCTATGTCATAATTTGAATTCATATCTATTCTATCGTCAACACCATCAAGAGTTAACTCATTAGGTGATACATATCCAACACCATTCACCAAAGTTCCATCATTTCCGCTTAAAGACAAATCAAAAACATCAGTACCACTACCAGAATATGAATCTGTATTTGAGGCATCAATGTAAAAAATTAAATTATCTGTAACTATTGGTGGCAAAGGTGGCGAAGGTGCTTCACCAGTAGTAAACCCTCCTACTATATTTGACCACTCACCTCCATTTGTTCCATTTGTAGCTCTTACTTTATAGTAGTATTGTATATTTTCAGTTAACCCACTATCACTATAAGAAGTAGTATTTGCAGCCTCAGTAGTTATTAAGCTATAATTAATTAAATCGGTAGAACGCCAAACCTCGTAGCCCGTTTCACTAGTGGCGTTATCAACCCATGTTAAATCTAATTGAGTAGTGTAAAAAGCATCTATTGCTAAATTTGTAGGTTTTTGTAATGTGTTGTATAGAGTTATATATCTAAACGAATAAGTTTGTATCTTTAAATATAGCCTATCTTCATCAGAGTAACCCATATCCTCAGCTAGATATGTAATTGTTTGTATTTCTAACCCCTCAACAGTACCCTTATATCTATCTAAAGCGTTACGAATCTTAATACCTAAATCGTTTATTTCGCTTAGTGTTTCGCTATATATTTCAATATCATATCTAATAATATCTAGACAACTTTTACCATCTTTTGTGTCGCTTGTTTCGTGTTCTTCTTGCTCATAAGCAATATAAGGATATGCAACATCTTCAATCGCTAAAGCTGGAAATACTTTAGTACCTACGATTGCAGAAATATCAGTATCGTTAGTCAATATACTATATATACACTTACCTAATATCATTTATTCAAACACCTTTAAAACATCATTAGATTTAATGAAATTATAAATATCTAATTTAGTTAATTCCTCTTTATCTGAATTATCAAATTCATACGTTCTTGAATGATTTATAATACTTTCATTTTCATTAAATAATATCTCAATTTTAACAGT